AAATTACCTGATGATTTTGTTTTACCACACTTTAATAAAACAGAGTATGAACGACATATTGAAATATTAAATTGGTTGAAAGAACACCCTGAAGTAACACATTGGGTTACTGTTGATGATCTTGATATGTCAAAACGAGATGGTTGGGGACTTGAAAACTTTGTTCACTGTAAACGACCATACAACGAAGGAATAAAACAATCCGGTATTAGAGAAAAAATATTAAAATTTTTATTAGATTAAAATTATGAAATACAAAACAATAGATATTAGAATTTTTGATAAATTTAGAAATCAAAGTTATTATCCGGTTATATCTGAAGAAGCAATTGACCACGTTAGGAACAATATTAAAACAGAATTAAAATGTTCACCAGTCCAAGGTATTGGTGTTTTTACAATCAAAGATATAAAAAAAGGGGAACAAGTATTACCTTTGTGGCAAGGAGATACAATGTTATATGCAATACCAATGTCAGTATTTAATACTTTTGATGAAAAAGTCCAGGAAATCGTCAATAGGTTTTTTATATCTAAAGATATTACAGACTATGTCTTTGTAAGACTAATTAAAGATGTAAATTTTGTTACATATAATAATGTTTATTTTAATAGTTGTTACCCAGATTTAGAAAAACAAAATGTAAATAACCAAGGCATTGCCCTCAAAGATATTAAGAAGGGTGAAGAGTTATTAGATGATTATTTTGGTAATTTTTGATATATGAAAAACATAAAACAATTATTTCGTAGAAATCCAGGACTTCTTGAAAAACCAGAAGTCCAAGAACTTATTGATTATTGTCGTGAACTTGAAGGAGAAGTCTTTGAAAAAAAGATTGAAGAAAACTATGATAAAGAACATATGTTAAAATTAATGTTGTCTGACATACTTACAAGTTGTAGAGAATATGAAGAAAATAAGATACTACAAGATAGGTATCCGGAGTCATACGAAAAAGTTGATGCGGATTCTTTAGTTAAAAATTTAAAAGATTATATTTTAGATATGAATTTTATGAATAATTTAGGATTATGAAAAAAAGAGTTTATTTAATAGATATTGATGGAACCGTATGTGACGACATTAAAAATGAAGACAGTCATTTATATAAAGAAGCAAAACCATACGAGGGTTCAAAAGATGAAATTAATAAACTTTATGACGATGGAAATAAAATAGTTTTTTTCACCGCCAGAGAATATAAAGATAAAGGAACAACACTTGCTTGGTTATGGAAACACGGATTCAAATTTCACGATCTTATAACAGACAAACCAAGATGTGAGGAAGATGAAGAATATGTGTGGATTGATAATAAACCTGTAAGAGGTATAACATATAAAGGAGAGTGGACACCAATTGTTGAAACAAAAAACCAAGAAGTTGAAACACTATTAAATTTTAAAAATTAAAATGACAAGAAAAGTAAAATTGTTCATCGTAGATGAAAAACCTTATTTGGTTTCACTTGACCAAATTGTTGTGGGTGATACTGTTGTGGTAACTGTCGGTGGACAATATCCCTCTATTGTTAAATGTGAAAATGAACAGATATTTGAGTTAATAACAAACAGTAAATTGACTTTAACAAAACCTTTCAAGGTAGTTATGGAACCAGATAAAATCACATTAAATGAAGACCAAATAAATAAACTCACTGAAGGTGATGGAGTATTAGAAATTGTGGAAGAAAACGGTGTAATAACTTATAATATTTAAAAAATGAAAGATTTAGAAGCAATAGTAATTGTAATTGGTGTTACATTTGCTGTTGTAACGATTTTTGTACAATTACACTCAAGTTATAAAAAAAGTAAAAAAGATGAACAAGGTTAATATTTTAACACCAAAAGGTGTTGGTGAAATTGAAAACACGTATGTCTCTGATTTAGGTTTTCTAATGTTAAGAATTAACAATTTAGATGGGACTTATACAACTTATAACCTTGGTAAACACAATGTGGATGTAAACATATTCACAAATCAAATAGTTGTTTATGAAACAGTTGGATCTTCACGGGATTAAACATTCTGAAGTACAAATAATTTTGGACCAATTCCTCTGGGAAAATATAAAAAAAAATCAAAAAGAAGTTGCGGTCATTACTGGTCTTAGCGACCAAATGAAAAATATTGTTAGAAATTGTGTTGATGATTACAATATGATTTGTCAAGAAGAATATTTAAATCCAGGAAAATTTATAATAAAACTTGTGTAGTTAAAATATTATTTTTATATTTGTCAAAAAGATTTAAAAATGACAGACAAAAAACAATATCTTTTAGCCCAATCTTTTGAGATGACATTTACACAAGATGCTGATTGTTGTGATAGTAAAGACCAGTTTCTCACAATCAAAACACAAAATGGTGGTGGTGGTGATTTTTTTGTTATTGAGACAGAAAGATGGGCTTTTGATAATATACCAGAACTTGTCACTACTTTAATGAGATTTTATACAAAACACAAGTTAATCAAATCAAATGAATTAGAATGAAGAATTTAACAGATTGTGAACTTTTAAGTTTAGCTCACAAAAATCTTGCAAAAGCAGATATACATATGTACTCGACAATAGTTTTAACAGTTGTTTCATTTATACAGTCTATATTATTATTTTTTAATTTTGTTGGGGCAGTTAGTTTTTTAATTGTATATCCAATTTGTTTTTTGTTATATCTTTATCACAGAAAAAAACAAAAAAAGTATATGAAGATTGTTGACGAAGTACTAAATGAATTTACATCAAGAGGAATTTGATTATGAGAAAAATGTTATATATATTTGTGATTATGTTATTAGTTAGTTGTTCTAACTGGCAATATAAAGAATTTACATATTTAAGATGTAAAAAAATGGAAAGGATTCACGTCCATTTATATTATCACGAAACTTGTGACTGGGTTTGTTTGGATATGGATAATGATTATAGGATTGTTGTTGACACGGCAAGAATAAAATATAAGACAGATAAAAAAGGAAAAGTAAAAAAAGTAAAATTAATAAAATGAAAAAAGTATTTTTAGCAATTTTAATGGGTGTTATGGTAACATCTTGTACAGAAAATTCAAGAGTTAAAGCTTGGGGTGGAGAAGGAACAATCAACTTACCAAAAGGACGTAAATTAGTTAATGTAACCTGGAAGGAAACTGAAGTCTGGTATTTAACAAAAGCTATGGACTCAAATGATGTTGCTGAAACTTATCAGTTTCAAGAAGAATCATCTTGGGGTTTAGTTGAAGGAACTTATAACATTGTAGAAACAAAATAATATGACAGAAAGAGAATTAATACTTTTGGGTCTCAAAAGTGAAGAAATTAAAGAGCACGATGAAGACGAATCTTACTATTATGTTTTAGATATTGTTGATGGTTTAACATTTATAACACCAACAAATGAAGACATTAAAGACGGTAATTGGTATGTTGAATTTTTCAATACGGACCCATCTGTAAGATTTTACGAATTTGCAGAAGTACAAGCATTAATAAATACACTAACAAAGGCAATTGTGAATGAAAAATAAAATACCAACACACGATCCACAAACGGGTGAGTTAAATCCTTACTACGAAGAATTAACCGGTGAGAAAAATCCATTGATTAATTCTGATGAAAAAAAAACTGTCACATTTGACACGACGAAGTTAGTTGGAAAAGAATTTAAATATAAGAGTAAATACGGTATTTCTAATTGGTCAGATAAAGTAAAAAACATAGAATATGTTCTTGGTATAGAAACAAATATTGAATTACCAATTAAACCTTATGTTGAAAGTCAAACAAAAAAGAAATTAGAACTTTATGGTTATACATATAAATTACTTGTAAGATCCACAAGAGCTAACCAGGTTTATGATTTTAATGATTGTATTTTTTTATTAGATTAAATTATGGCAAAAATAGACGAGCTAACCCAAAGATATCCAAACACATCTAAAAGTACTGTAAGAATTTTTAATGAATTGGACACAACACCAACAAAAAAATATTTACCATACCTATTCCAAACCTGGAATAGAAGAAAATCAATCAGCTATTTCAGTTGGTCTTCTAGACAATTATCAACTTGGGTTATGGCATTTGATAGTTTATTACCGTATATTGAAAATAAAGACATTTATAGTAAGGACTATTTAGATTTGTTTTTTTTAAGAGATGTTGTTACAAAAGCTGAAGAAACAAAACAAGAAAAACTTTTTGTCAAAGAAGACCACGTAGAAGTAGTTTTAGAAAACGAGAATTTTTTTATTATTAGACCATTAACAATTGAAGGGTCAATTAAATATGGTTCTGGAACTAAATGGTGTACCACGATGAAAAATTATTGTTACTTCAAAGACTACACATCGGCAAATTATCTATATTATGTTATATCAAAAAAAGAAAGAAATAAAAATTATAATAAACTGGCTATTTTAACAGAAGGTAAAAAGAATATTATGACAGGTAATATTAAAATCTGGAATGAATCAGATGTTGAGGTTAAAGAATCAACAGTTATAAATAATCAATGGACTTTCTTTGAAATTTTTGAAATTTTCACAACAATCAAAACACGTTCATACGAAATGTCAGTTTTTGATCAAACTAAAAAAGATGTTGACACTGTTATCAATACGTTGAACTCAATAAATTTTGAAGAATTGATGAAAAAAATACAATTGATTGGTAATCAAGAAAAAAATATTGGTGAAGAATATAAACAAAAATTAGATAATGTTTTAAATTTTTTATCAATTAAAATAAATAAATAATTTGGTTATTTGAAAATTAATTAGTAAATTTGAAGAAAAAAAAAATGAAGTATTTCAGAGTAGTTTCGCTATGGGTGTTGTTTATTTGGTTAAACACACTCTTTGGTGAGTATGTGGTGAGTAGAGAAGTAAACGGATTCCTCCAACTGTTAAGTTTCGTTGGTGTTGTAGGGATCCTAATATATGTAATAAACGAAACAATTGAATTATTTAAAAACAAAAAACAAAATGATTAGTACTTTAATTTTTATTTTAGGATTGGTAATTGCCGGATTTACGGCATTCACAACAAGAGACCGAATGTATGTAATAGGAACAGACAGATGGGGTGATAGTAAAAAAATGTTTAATACTATGTGGATACTCAAACCAATTGGTATCTTTGTATTAGGAATTATAATTTCTAGTATCCAACCATTCGCACTTGAAAGAGTTGACGCAGGACACGTTGGAATCAAAGTTAATTTGACTGGAGACAAAAGAGGTGTGTCAAGTTATGAATATAAAACTGGTTGGGTAATGTATAATACCTGGACAGAACAGATGTTAGAGTTTCCAACATTCCAACAACATATTGAATACAAGGATCAAACTGTGATTACAAAAGGTGGATTTGCGGCAACAATTAAACCGTCATTCAACTATTCACTTAAACCAACAGCAATTGGTAATATGTTTGAGAACTTGAGATTGGATATTAAACAAATTGAACAAGGATGGTTAATGAATGCGATTGTTAGTTCAGTGAATGACGTAGCTAATAAGTGGGAGGTAGATGCAATCTTTAATAAACGAGAAGAATTTGAAGCAGCAATTGTTGCCGAGTGTAATAAAAGATTATCTAAATGGTTTGAAGTATCACAGTTAAGAACTAATATCATACCACCAAAATCTTTACAACAAGCAATTGAAGGTAAAACAAAAGCAGTCCAGGAAGCACAAGCCGCAACACAACGTAAACTGGTTGCTGAAGCTGAAGCTCAAGAAAAAATTGCGATTGCCCGTGGAGACTCCGCTAAAGTTATAATTGACGCACAAGCTTTGGCCCTTGCAATGAAGTTAAAACAAAAAGAAATAACACCTCTTTATGTTGAATATTTGAAAGCACAATCCTGGAATGGGGTTTTACCAACAACAGTTGCGGGTGGATCAGGAACATTTTTAAACATTAAATAATATGATAAGAAATTTTAGTTTTATAATTTTATTTATAATATTAACATCTGTATTATTTAGTTGGTTTGTGTACATCTCAATCCAAAATGATAAAGTTTGTGATGAGTTAGTAATATTAAATGACGGATCACAAATTGAAGCAACACAGGTATTATCATATGAAAGTGGAATGAGTACCATAAAAATGTGTAACGGACAATGGATGGACACACCAACCGTTAATATAAAGATGGTCAAACCTATTGAGAAATAATATTTAACCCCAATTCTAAAAGTTGGGGTT